AGGCGGGCAAGGCGGGCAAGGCGGGCAAGGCGGGCGGCGCGGGGTCGGGCAAGGGGCGCGGGGGCGGTGACTAGATCAGTTTCGACCTTGTGTCAGCCTTGTGTCAGCGTATTTCTTTGACCGGGACACACAAGTGCTTGATTTACAAAGCAAAAACCCGGTTTGTGTTAGTGTGTCAGTGAAAACGGGATAGGGCGCGGGAAATGCAGCGCGGAAAAGTAAGGCGAGGCAAAGGCGCGGCAAGTGTCGGAGAGCATTAAAAAACATCCGCCGCCCGTCCGTTTTTCACTTTTCCCGGTTTTTCTCTCTTTTTATATATACTTATTCTATAAATAGTTAATAGAAATCAATCACTTACAAACCGCTGACCCCCTATATCTTGTTTTATATGTTAACTTAACCCCCACAAAAGCTGACACAAGAAACGCGCAACCCCTTGTTTTTACTAGGCTTTTTTTGTCCCAGCATTTCTGACTCGCTGACACAAGCGGCACACCGCCCCGACACAAGCCGCACCCCGCCCCGCGTAGCTCTACGGCACCGGAAAAGCTTGTATTCCCCTAGGTAAAGGAATGTATACTAACTAGGTCGATTCACTCACCTAGGAATGCACACCATGAAAAACGAGACCCCCGTTACCCCAAGCGGCACATTCACCGTCCGCCCGGAGCACATGACCCCGATAGAATTCCGCATCATTTCCGGCATTGTCCGCCGCGCCATTTCAAAGAATTACACCATAAGTGTGTATGACGGTGAAGAATTCACCGTCAAGCGTAGCCGCGATGCCGCCGAAATTATCGGGGCACTTGCCACGACGGAACAGGATGCACTAGTGCTGCGCGATGCTGACGGGCGCAAGGTCGGGACAATAAGCCTTGTTTATAACGGTGACGATACCGTCGTGGCTGACCACACCGACAATGACGAAACCGCCGACCTCATCATCTAACCACGCGGGGCGGGACTAACACCGCCCCGACCTCACCGGAGTAAACGAAACATGACCATCCAAGTAGAGCAGCGCAGCGTGTACGGCTGTATTAAGTTTTACCCCGTGAACCCGTTGGCGGCACAATTCGCCGCGCTCATCCGGCAGAAGACTTTTGACGCGGCTAACCTGCGCGATATCAAGGCCATGGGCGTAGTGGTCGAAGTCACCGCGCCTGTTATCGCTATCGAAACCATCTAAACCAACCAACACAAACGAGGTTCACATGAATATCGGATCACTTCTTCTAGTTGTTCTCGCCGTCCTCGGACTAGTGTCCGGCGCACTTTTTGCGACACGCGGCGATATGTTCGGCACGGCTATTTTCCTGTTATCGGTCCCCCTTTTCGTCCATATGGCAATCGCGGAGAGTAAGTAATGAAACCTTCCAATTTTATCGCGATCTACGCAACCGGGTTCCTCTTACTGGGCCTGATCGCCCCCGCTATCCCGACCGCACATTCGACGCTGGCGGTTAATTTCGCGGCCTACGCCGGACTCATCGGGGGTCTGTTTTTTGGAATCCTCGCACTAATTCTGGCCCATGGGGAACGAACATGACCATCTATGACACCATCACCGCGAGTATCGTCGCCGGGATTGAACACGGTGCGGGTGAATTTCGGATGCCATGGCATCGCGCCAGTACCGACGGGGGTATCCCGCACAATGCGCTGACAGGGACCGATTACAGGGGGTCCAATGTACTTATGCTATGGGCCGCTGCGATGGGTAAGGGGTACGAATCCACCCGATGGGCGACCTATAAACAATGGGCCGCGATGGGCGCCCAAGTCCGTAAAAGCGAAAAGGCCACGACGGGTATTTACTACAGTGTGACGGCTCGTGAGGATGCTGAAACCGGCGAAACGAAAACGGCACGATTAGGCCGTGCGTTTTTCCTATTCAACGCGGCGCAGGTTGACGGGTACAGCACGCCCGATGCCGCGCCCCGCGTGGACCTTACCGACCGGGTTCGCCGGGCTGATGATGCTATCGCAGCGACTGGGGCGAAAATCACGCATAGCGGGTCCCGCGCCTTTTATCGGCCTTCTACTGATTGCATACACCTGCCGCCGCGTGATGCTTTCATCGGGACCGAAACGAGTACGGCAACTGAGGCATATTATTCTACGGCCTTGCACGAGCTCGCCCATTGGACCGGGCACACTTCGCGTTTATCGCGGGACTTCACACGGTCTAAGCGTTTCGGAGATGAGGCATACGCGGGTGAAGAGCTCGTGGCGGAACTTGGGGCCGCGTTTTTATGTGCTCAACTGGGCATAACCAATTCACCCCGGGCGGATCACGCGCAATATTTGGCGCATTGGTTAAAAGTATTAAAAACGGATTCCCGCGCTATCGTCCGGGCCGCTAGCGATGCTCAAAAGGCCGCAGATTACATCTGTAACGCGCAAAAAGCTGACGCGGCCCCGCTAGCTGTCGCGGCCTAAACATCTACATTGGAGAAAACGACAATGCTCAGAATATCGAAAACATCGAAGCTTGACGGGGTGCGCTCATGGTCACTTGTCGCCCGTGACACTTGTCCGGGATCGATTGGCGCGGATGGTTCACTGGTTGCCGCGTGTGCCGGATGCTACGCGGTCGGGGGTAATTACCGGTACCCGAATGTAAAACTCCCACGCGTTGAAAATCGCGAAGATTGGAAACGCCCCGAATGGGTCGCCGATATGGTCGCCGAGCTAGACCGCGACCGCTATTTCAGGTGGTTCGATTCGGGCGATATGTACGCGGTAGGTCTCGCCGAAAAGATTCTAGAAGTAATGACGCGCACCTCGTGGGTTCGGCATTGGTTGCCGACCCGCATGCATAAATTCTCAAAATTCGCGAAAGTGCTCGCGAGGATGCAAGCGTTATCTAATGTGATGGTCCGACCTTCTTCGGATTCTGTTATGGGCGAATACACTCCCGGCGTGCATGGTTCAACTATTGTCCCGGCCATTGATGCGGTACCGGGCGGGGCGACGCTATGCCACGCGGCGACCAATGCAGGAAAGTGCGGACCTTGTCGGGCGTGCTATGACAAGGCCGTGCCCGTCGTCGCGTATCTGGCACACGGCAGATCGATGCTAAAAGTGATCCGCGAACAGGTGGCGGCATGACCGCGCACCACTTGGGGCGATGGGACCGGATGGTGGCGGGCGCATATCTGCAGCGAAAACAAGGCGGGCGGGCACCGAATCCCGTGCGAGCGGCGAGGATTGCGGGCCGGTACGGTGCGAACCTGTCCCGGGGGTACGCGGCGAGTGGGTGCGGGGCTGTTATGTTGTCCCGGCGAGCCTTTTGGGAATGGCTGCAGCAAATGGCGCGATAAACCGGTAAATCCGGCAGGGTGCGAGCGAGACCGGGAAAAACTATGTGCGAGCAAGACCGGGAAAAACTAGGTGCGAGCAAGACCGGGAAAAACTAGGTGCGACCGCTCCGCCAAAAAAGATTGAAAAAAGTGAGTTTGGCGTATTGACAGGGTGCGAACGCTCCGATAGTGTGTAAACACTGTAAAGAAACATTGACTAACTAACCAACTAAACGAGGACAAGTCATGAAGACTTACAAAGTAACGATTCGTGCGACCGTGACCAAGACGCTGACGGTCGAGGCGGAGAACGAGGATGACGCATACGAAGTCGCATCTGATGGCTTCAGTGTTTTGTGTGACGGCGATGATGAAAACTATGAGCAGGATCTCGTAGACATAAAGGAGAGCAAGTCATGAAAAATGAAATCGTGCAATTCGATGAGCGTTTTGGTGAATGGGGTCACGAGACTGAAGAAACGGAGCGCGACTACGAGCAGCAGATTCGTGATCGCGTGGAGACCTACAACGGCTACGCCAGCCAAGTTAATAGCGGGTGGGTCTGGATCGTCGGCTGCAACGAGCAGCGATGGTCGCGCAGATCGACGCGACACGCCTGTGAGCGCGTGGTGTATCAAGTGGTCGAGCATTTGGGAGAAGAGGACGCTTTCGACCTGTACACGAATGACGAGTTCGATGACGCAGCTAGTTTTGGTGGGGAGGATAGGGCATGAGCCGCTATATAGTCTCGCTGTCCCGTGTAGAACATCGCGTATATCAGATTGAAGTCGAAGCCGACACGCCGGAGAAGGCGCACGATATCGCCGTAGACAAATGGGCAGAAGGCGACGGAGCCTTTAAAGATATTGGATGCGTCCACGCCGAGGACTTTATCAATGATGTTGAAGAAAAGCGGGAGGTCGCATGAGCAAGAGTATGGCGCGGTTCAACCACGCGTTCGCTTTCGGTTTCGAGCTGGAGAACGACTCGCCGGAAGGCGAGGTCACGGGGCAAGAGCTGCGTCACGCCATCGTGTGCAGACTGCAAGAGATGACCGACGACGAGATTTTGGGTAACTGCGACAGTCCTTGGCACACTTACAAAAACAAGGAGGACGAGGTATGAACGACACAGACCTGCAAATCCTGACGATGTACTACCGGGACGGTATGAAAGAGAAAGAGATTGCCGACTCCCTAAAACTTTCGCTGTTTGTTGTCTACGAGGTTTTAACTGCATTTGACTGGGAGGACGAGGCATGAAGGCTTACAAAGTAACCATTCGTGCGACCGTGACCAATATTTTGGTTGTCGAGGCGAGGAACATTGACGACGCGTGTGCTGCCGCGCATAGGGAATTTCAAAAATGCGTGGAGATCACGGGTGAGTATGAGCGGATTGAACAAGAGGCTATACACATCGAGGAGGACGAGGCATGACCAAGACACGCGAAGAAATGATTGAGGCGTTGACGCTTGAAGCGATTAATTACATCCGCGAAGCAATGCTGCATGGCGATACTGGGCTGCTTGGCGACTACCTAGAGCTGGGCTTTATCGGGTACAGCCACATGGACGAGGAGGAGCTGCGGACTGAGTACGAGGATACCGTCGGCGAGGAGGACAACGCATGACCGAGTTACCGAAAACCCCGCACGATGCTTTGGTGCTTGCGCTAATGCTTGCGATCACGGCTCCATCAGACGCGCATTCGACTGTAGTTGTGGAACTCGCAGAACAGCTTTCGGTCGGCATGACCGAGCTTGAGGTTGAACGGTGCAAGAAACGCGTATTGAAAGAGTTGAGGATGCGAGCATGAATAAAACCGATCTCGACTACATCGCCGCGTTGCAAGCGGTGATTGCAGCACAGGCCAACATCATCCGAGTGATGAATGAGCAGTTACAAATTTTAATGGAGTTGCAGCGATGAACGAGCCGAACGAGACGAACGAGACGAACGAGATCCCGAAAGATTGGTGGGTTCCGATTGACAGCGACGAGGCGTGGATTCGCCAACAAATGCTCGACTACGAGCACGAGTTCTACGAACTGCGTGAGTGGTGGATGCGACCGCCGCAGCTTGAATTGCAGCTCGAATTGCAGCTCGACGAGCCGAAGCAACCCCGCCCCTACGCGCCGTTCTAGGTGCTTGACAGTTGTAAAGAAACATTGTTATATGGTGGATAGATGGTGGACAGGAGGATACAGAAATGTCGTACGACACGGTTTTTGAAACGATGCTGTCGGGCATCAAGGTTGAGGTTGGCGCAGAGTGCGAACGTGGTCTTGGAGGTGGCGAGGTTGACATCGAGCAGGTTTTTCTGCTTGCCGTGTGGACGCCGAAAACTGAAAAGGCTCCGGCAGGGTTTTGCGAACTCGACACGCCGGTTCTGCTACCGTTTGATGCGAACTGCGACATATACGATGAGGCATTAGCCATCGTCAAAGAGAGCAACGCGCTGCGACCACATTTTGATCAGCCGGATTACGCAGGGCGGTATTGATGACCCCCGAGGCTAGGGTCAAAGTGAAGGTGAAGCGGATACTCGCTGAACTGGGCGCGTACTACGCCATGCCTGCGACCGGCGGGTATGGTTCGAGCGGCGTACCGGACTTTTTGATCTGTCACCACGGCAAGTTCGTGGCGGTAGAGTGCAAGGCAAACGGTGGGAAGACCACTGCATTACAGGAAAAGCATCTTGCGGACATTCGTGGCGCAGGAGGCGTGAGTTTAATCATCCACGAAGCAAACGTAGAGAACCTACGCAAGGAGTTGGAAAATGTTTATGAATACAAAGATCCTTCGGTTTTTGGCGAAGGGTAAGAGCGTGGATTATATCGCCAAAACTATTGGCGCTGACAAGAAATATATACGCACGGTGCGACGGAAGGGCGCTCAGAAGCTACAAGTCGAGCGTAACCACGACCCGAAGGTGGTGAAGGCTGAGAAGGGGTACATCAAGAGGGTTGAAGCTCTGTACAAAAAGCCAGACCTTGTGAATCATCCACCGCACTATCGTGATGGTGGTATCGAAGTCATCGACTTTATCGAGGCCAAAGACCTGAACTTCCGTTTGGGCAACGCCATCAAGTACATCAGCCGCGCCGGTAAGAAGAACTCCGATCCCGTGCAGGACTTGGAGAAAGCCGTGTGGTACTTGCAGCGCGAGATTGACGCGAGGAAGGGCGCATGATCCGTGCATTAATTAACTGGTGGAAGCATCGTGAACACGAGGCTCACTACGCATGGAGCCGGGTGCCGCCACCCAACTGGGCCTGTTCCCGCAAGCGAGCAGGGGGGGAATACTGGTGAACGATAAAACTATGGAGTTCCTAAAGGACCGCCTTGATAAACAGATACGGGACCTTGTGCGAGAGAATGGACATCTCAAAGATTCGCTCTTCCGCAAAGACCTTGAACTGAACGCAGTGCGCCGTGAGCTAGCAGATGCAAATAAGACACATACTTTTTTAAGCGTCACGCTAGGCATCAGTCTGTTGGCGTTCCTCGTCTTTTCACTGTTCGCAATTAGATTAGTAGGAGAGTAGCCATGCCTCTACATTATCAAGCCGATATGTTCGACGACGAGTGGGACAAGGTGTCACATACTTCAGATGAGTACCGCCGGGAGACACGGCAACTGCGTGAGCGGTGCGCCGTATACGCCAAGGAGTTAGATGAGCTGCGTCTTGTAATCGACAGTCTGCGTACTGACTTGGAAACCTTGAGCAGCGAGATGGAACGGATGGACAGGCAATCGTGACCCCCGACGCATACAAGGTGATGAGGATGGCCGTCGAAACCGGCGTTGCGGTTGGCATCCGGCGCGTTTACAAGCACAACCCGGCACCGACTCACGAGGCGATTGCCGAGGCGGTCGAGGAAGCGGTGATTGATCAAATCTGCGAGTGGTTTAGGTTTGAGGAGGTGCTGTCATGACCGACACAATCACCCTGCCCCGCGCTGTGATCGAGAATATGCGCGGTGAGCTGTACATTCTTGTCTGCTTTTCCGACGACGATTGCGGTGAGTTGGATTGTGATGAATGCGAACCGCTACGCCCTATCTGGTCTGCGATTGCTGTGCTCGACGCCGCGCTGAAGGAGGACAAGACATGACACGCGAAAAAATCATCCTATTGGTGCAAGAGGCGGTAATTGAGGTTCCTAACGAAAACCCGTTCGATTTTAGACTTCCCCAAATTGAAACAATTTATTTCCAAAACGCTGCGGCCGAGCGTTTCGCAGCCCTCGTTGCCGCACATGAGCGTGAGGCGTGTGCAAAAATCTGTGACGGATACACGGAGTACGGCGACCCGATCACGAACTGGGCAGTAGACTGCGCCGCTGCTATTCGTGCGAGGGGGGAGTGAGATGGGAACTGAAGAAGACATCCTTGACCTGATCCGGGAGTTGCCGGGTGAGATCAACAACTCCGGAACCACGACCGAGTTCAAGTTCTTGACCGTAGGCAGCGTTCTCTGGGCATGCCACGACGAGATCAAGCGGCTACGTGCAGAGAACCAGAGGTTGAAGAGTGAAGCTAAAACGCGAAAGAAGGTGTAGCGAGTGTTGGCATTTGTTTGCTAGTCCTGAATCTATAAGAATTCATCGCCTGATAGGTGGGCGGTGTCGCACTGAGGAAGAGTTGAAAGCCGCAGGGTATTCATCGACCCCTAAGGGGTGGCTACAAGGTGCGGGTAAACCCAAGTTAAATGAGGTGGTGACAAAATGATTTACTCAGGTGCGGGGCCGTTACCCCGACATACATATTGCTACGTAGAACCAAACGTTTTTGGCAACGATGATTGGGAGCGTGTGGCGTGGTTTGGTCTGGTCAGTCATCCCGGTAAAACGTGGGGGTGTCACGTTATGTTGGAGTGCGGAGCGGTATATCGTAACGTGCCGCTTCATCACATGGCGCACAGGGTTAACGACGTAGGGTGGGAACCGTGGGACGCTCAAACTTGGGACTGCTACGGGCACCAATTCAGTGTAGTGGAGTATCCGTTTCTTGAAGCCATGCCGATGCGAGTAAAATTACGAGACAAGACAGAGCATGAAGGTCGGTATATGTTCACAGCGATACCTATGCTTGATGGGTTCAGCCTAGAGCCAGAGCAATCCAAAGAGTTTTATTTCGTTAAGTTAGACAGCGGCAGATTCACGGCGCAGCCAACGAACCATGTTCTTGTGAAGGACAAGTCTTTCACGACCGAGGTTGCGTGGCCTAAGTTGCAGCGGCAGACGGAGACATGGAGCGTTGATCCATGAGCTTTATCACGCTCGATTTCGAGACGTACTACGATAAGGACTTCTCCCTGTCTCGCATGACTACGGAGGAGTACATCCGTGATCCGCGCTTTGAAGTGATTGGCGTTGCCGTCAAAGTGGATGACGGTAAGCCTGAGTGGTTCAGTGGCACCAAGGCCGAGGTCAAGGCGTATCTCGACAAGATCGACTGGGCGAACAGCGCCCTGCTCTGCCATAACATGCTCTTTGATGGGGCTATCTTGGCGTTCACGTACGGCATCGTCCCGGCTAAGTATTTCGATACGCTGTGCATGGCCCGTGCTATTCATGGCGTGGATGCGGGTGGTTCTCTCAAGGCTTTGACTGAGCGGTATCGGTTAGGCGAGAAGGGCACCGAGGTCATCAACGCTCTGGGCAAGTATCGTAAAGACTTCACGCCAGAGGACTTGGCGCGTTACGGTGCATACTGCATCAACGACGCGGAGCTGACCTTCAAGTTGTTTGCTGCGCTTCTGGACGAGGGCTTCCCGTCGAACGAGCTTGACTTGATCGACATGACGCTGCGTATGTACACCCAACCCGTGCTGCGTATCAACGACGCGCTGCTCGTAGATCGCTTAGATGAGATTAGACAAGAGAAGGCTGTGCTCTTGCGTAGCCTCATGGACGTGCTGAAAGTTAGCACAGAGGAAGAAGTCCGCGCCAAGCTGGCAAGCAACCCGCAGTTTTCTGAGGTGCTGCGCTCGTTCGGTATCGAGCCGCCCATGAAGATGAGCCTGACCACAGGCAAAGAGACGTTCGCCCTTGCCAAGAACGACGAAGGTTTTATCGCACTTCAAGAGCATGATGATCCAGTTATCCAGCATCTTTGCGCGGTGCGTCTGGGTACTAAGTCCACCATCGAGGAGTCGCGTGTCGAGCGGTTCATCGGCATCGGTGCTAGGAATAAGGGGATGCTGCCTATCCCGCTGAAGTATTACGGGGCGCATACAGGCCGGTGGAGCGGACTTGACTCCGTGAACCTGCAGAATTTGCCGAGCCGTGACAAGAAAAAGAAGGCGTTGA